ATATAGATGAATTCTACTGCCTTAACTGGCTCAATAGCAATATCAACATACAACTCATTACGATCAACTCTACTTGGTGTGTTGTTTGACTCATCACAAACTACTGCAAAGTCATATAGAGCTCTTAGACCAACTAGTTCTAATAACAAGCTCTCTACTGCGCCTTTGATTTCATCACGGGTGATAGAATCGTTTGGTTCAAACACATATGGGCGAGCTAGTTTTGTTAGCTGGCTTCTTAGATAAACAACTAGACGAGCTACGTTAATTCTATCTAGTGCGCTGGCATTTCTAGCACGAGTCTTTTGACCGTAAGCAACTAGACCAACTCCAACAAAGAATGGAATCGGATTAACTTTTAGATCATAAAGCACATCTCTTGTACCTTCGTTTAATGCAACAGTTTGGAATTCACCGCTTAGTGCATCAATGTAACCAACTGCTGTTGCGTTGGTAATACCACCGCGTCTTGTACCTGCTGGTGCAAACCATGGATAGCTAACTTGGTCGCTTAGTGCAAATGTTTTCATCATCATGTGTGAAGCTGGAACAACTGCGTTGGCACCGCCTAGATCTGTGGTAAATCCGTTTGGATAATAAACTGCACAGTACTCGTCATAGCTGACAATACCGTCGTCACCGTTGTCTGTTACTAGAGCAGCATTAGTACCCCAGTTTAACAAACTTGTAGCATCGCTTGGTAGACGCAATGGAGTATCACCGATAACAAACGCTGTTTGACCACGATCAATGTTCAAGCTGATCAAGTTCTGTAGCGTCTCTGGATATCCAGGAGCAGCAATCAAGTTGAAGTTTCTGCGCTCTTCGTCGCGGATTTCAATGCTGGTGTCAATAACTGACTTCATTGCCTGTACAACAACCTTACGCTGTGCATTGCGACCGAAGCTGCCTGATCCGTCTTCATTGTTACCGCTTTGTGTAGTCCAACGATCTGACCAATAACCACTCATGCTTTCACCGGATACAAATGCATTACCATTTAGTGTAGCGGCACCAGTTCTTGTGTTGTCTGCGGCTAGGTCAATGTAGCTGTTTTGATATTTCTTAACGTTGCCACCACTTCTGCGTAGATTCCATAGCAACATACCCTTTGGATATAGTGCTGGATCTGGAGCATCTGTGTCTAAGAAGTTGTTTGCCAGTAGGTCAGCAATGGTGCTAGGTGTGCTTGATGCACCACTGGTTGCCCAACGAGCATCAGCAAATAAAACACCTTGATCTGTAATTTGATCTGTCTTGTCGATCAATACCCACTCTAGGTTTAGGCCATCCCACTTGTAAATTGTTGGGAAGTTTTCCATGTCAGCTGTGCTGATCCATAGATCACCGTTAACTAGTGCTGTGCCGTCACTTTGGCCGTTGCTGGCTGCTGGCGCAGTTGCACCTACAATTGGACCGCCTGGGCTTGTTTGTAGTGCTGCGGAAGCATTGTAGTATGGGCTTGTAGAATGCTTGTAACCAACCCATGTACGACCGTTATGAATCATCATATCAACTTCAGCAAAACTGTTGTTGTACCATAATTGACCGTCTGTTGGCTCGTTCAATGGAGCATCTGGACTTGCTGCAAAACCATTTGTGGCTTCGTCAGCCAGTGGACGCCAGTTGGTAACAATATAATCTTCTGCTGCTTCTGTAGGAGCAGTGTAGAAGTTGGCTGTGCCAGCTTCTGTAACTACATTATAAGGTGTAAACAATGCTGCTACAGGATTTCCTGTGCCGCCTGCGTCAGTTAAACGAATTTCGCCACCAACTTTATGACTTAGTGTAATTGTCCCGTCGGCTGTAACTGCTGCTTCAATGTGATTGGTAACTTGACTACCGTCAGTGGCAAACATTGTGATAGCGTTGATAGCTGCTGCTAATGTTTCTGCATCAGCACTTGTGCTTGCTGCTGTAAAACTAACTGTACTAGCTGCCGACAATGCTAAACTACCTTTAATACTTTGGTTGATAGTAAATGTTTTTGCGCCTGCTGAGAATGTACCTGTTGTGATAATTGCTGACTCAACAACTGTTGCACCTGTAGTTGCTCGTCTCCAAACACGGAAGCTCAACTCTTTGAAAGTTGTGTCTTGTGCGTCTGGTAATGCATCTGTACCATCAGCATAGCTGAATTGTTCTTCAGCGTTAGCTTGAACAAAGATGCTGTCAGATGGAATATTTGTACCACCGCCACTACGGTCTAGATAGTACAACGAACTTGCGCTGGTGTCATAGATTGGAGCATCGTAGGCTACCCATGCTTGTGTAGCAGAATTCCAACGCTTGACTCTCCAACGAGCGCCTTCGCCTGGTTCTGTGGTCTTTAACCATACACTTCCAGTTGGCTTTGGCTCTGTGTCGCCAGTTTTAAATTCTGGAACTGCTGTGTGAGGAGCAATAGATAATGTTGGGGGGAAGTATTCACCTGCTTTAATACCAACATCGCTAGCTGCTACGGTTGCAGCAATAACATCACCTGTACCTGCTGCTAGAACAATACTACCAGAACTTGTTGAGTCAGCTTGGCCTTCAGTTGCACCGTTGCTATATAGGTATAGTTTGTTGTTTACTGCCTTGGCATAAACTCCAGAAGTTCCACCCATTGCTGTGTTGATATCGCTGACTAGACTTGCCAATGTTGTTCCGCTGGTTGTAATCAATGTGCCATTTAATGTGAATGTATCACTTACTGACCACGAAGCTGTGCCGATAGTTTTAGAAGTAACTGTTGGCCAGCTAGCTGCCCATCCACCGCTACCTACTTTAACCCATGTACCTGCTGTAACTAGGCTTCCGCTTTCATTGTAGCCGCCACCTGGGCTCTTGAAATAAATTCTTGCTAGTTCTTTTGTTAATGAACCAGTTTCAAATACCACAGCATAATCTCCAATAGATCCAACGGACCCTCTTGGTGCGTTGCTAGTAATTTTTGTTGTAGCATCATCGTCTGTTAGAACAATTGGTTCTTTCATTGTGAATGTTTGGCCGCCTGTGGTGTCACCTGCTGCTCCGTTCCACTCAAAGATACCATATGTTGTGCCGCGAGTATCAACCCACCATGCACCATCATCTGGCTCTGCACCTGGCTCTGTTGCTGTGCCTTCTAGCTCGTCTAGATTAACATCGGCACGTACAATAAATGCACTTGCTGAAACACCTAGGTAGCTGTATGCAGCCAATAGACCGTATTCGTTACGCTCACTACCGTGAATTGGTGTGTTACTAGGAGTCTTTTCAAAGAAAGGAACACCAAACAAATCACCAACATCTTTCTGACTTGTTAGTCTAAATGCTTTTCCAGCATTTGCTTTTGTTGTAGCAGTAGCAGTACCTGTGCCTGCTCCATTACTTTTATCCTGTGCTGTGGCTACGACGATAAGAGGAGTGGTACCAGGTTCAGCTGGTGTATAAAAGCTCTCATCAATTATCGTAACTTGTACGCCTGGGGAAACTAGTGCCATATCGTTATCTCCTGAGTTTAGTTCTCTCATAATATTTAGCGTACTCTAGGAAAAATGGGCACTTATAGCATATTAAAAAGGGGCTGAAAAGGTGTAAATATCTGTATGAGACCTTTATGCAAATGCGGTTCTAGACCCCGTGCGGTTAACTACAAGAAGAACAATAGAATCTACTATCGTAGCCTCTGTGAAATCTGTATGGCTCACGGAGTTAATCATGGGATACCCCGCTGGTTTAGAGCAGGGTATAGAATAAAGTCACAGTGCGATCGTTGCGGTTTTAGAAGCGTCCATCGAGAACCGTTTAGGGTTTTTCATGTTGACGGCAATCTTGATAACTGCCGACCTGCCAACTTAAAAACGGTCTGTGCTAATTGTGCTCAGGTATTAGCCAAGGACGGTGTTGCTTGGAAGCAGGGCGATCTCGTTGCTGACTATTAGTTTTGCCTGTTGATACAAATCGTCAATTGATCTGTTGTTGTCAATGACAGTATCAAAGTCTGTTCCTACCCAAGCAGTCTCACTAGCGTGAATTTTACGCATTTTAAGATCTTGAACTGCATAGTTGTGTCCTAGATTTGCTTCAACAGCAGTATCATACCAATCGGGCAATTCACCCCTTTGCACCCATACAATTTTTCCCCCGGCATCTCTAATACTTTGTATTTCGTTAGGAAAGCGGCAGTCGCTGATTACCACATTGTCTTTGCTGGTACGAAGTTTATTTTCTAGGCTGGCAATCCAGATATCGTCATGGAATGCTCGGCGGCATACTTCTGTGCCCCAGTATTGCAGTACCCATCTAGGAGTTAGTGTAGGCATTGCCAGTCGTTCTGCCCACCACGGATCCACTTGTTCTCGCCACTCGCGGGCTTCTTTAGTACGGCCTTCTAGTAGTGTTCTGTCCCACCCAAACACCGCTGCCACTGCATCTTTAAGTGTGTTGGCGAAACTCTCGCGTCTAAATTCGTGGAAGTTAACAAGGTAATCAGCAACTGTGTCTTTGCCGCTGCCGATGAATCCGCATATTCCTATAATCATAAATGTCTCCTATAAGACAAGTATACTATAGAATAATTACAAGGTCAAATCTGTTTAACCAATTATAAAGCTGTAGCCAGAACCGCCTGACACTAGAGTTTCTAGTTCTTTGGTTAGTCTTTCCAAATCAGCAGCAGCTTCTGATTTCATTGAGGCGCCGTTTAGGCTACTACCGCCTTGAGGCCCAGCAATTTGAGCAAACTTCTCACGAGCCTGTCCCAGCATCATCTTGCAGTTGGCCAAGCTATAGTCCTTGATCCATTGTCCTGCATAGGTATCGTTGATAATTCCAAAGTCCGGACGAGTATTATACACCCATAGCATTACTTCCTCATCACCACGAGGACGCTGTTGAATGATCAACTTGCGATGAGTTGGATGCCATGTAAAGTTAATAAAACTTCCAAACATTTTACCTACTAGTTCTTGATACTGACTGAACAATTCGTAGGTCAGTAAGCCACCCATGTTTGTTGATGATAGTAAATAGGTGTTTGTGTAGGCCATGTTGAACGGTTCAAATACTGTGCCACCGCTTCCGTTACCGCTTCTTGATCCAACACTTCTACGGAATATCTGTCGAACTTGTTGAATTTCTTTTGGAAGAATATACTCATTGGTATCCTGCTTCAACGTCATAAATGCATAGCTTTCTTCAACTGAGTTATCACTTCGTTGACGGAAAACAGCTAGACTTCGAGTCAGTGCAATTTCGTAGTGCTGTGGGTCTAGTTCAATGTCGATCATGCCGTCACCCAGCATGAGTTTGCAGTAGTCGTAGACTTCTTTTTTGGCTTGATCTATTTGGTTCATACAACTATTTATCGTAGCGGTAAATATACTACTATGCCAAGACTCAGCTTATACCGCCCAGAAAAG